ATGCGCTCTCCCAAATGAGCTACAGCCCCCTCTATATCACTCCTCTTCCACATAGTATAGTGGAAGTACAAATTTTCTTGATAAGTTTCGGATTTTTCAGATGGAGTATATCTACACCAGAATTAAAGAGTGCCTTAAAAATATCTAAGTTGAAACCTGTGTAATAAGGCATAGAAAGGATACCTAATTCTTGACATTGTTTAAGTTCTTCATTTGTAAATTTTAAACTATCGAATTCAATAATTTGAGGATTGTGTCTTTCGATAGCATCTTTCAAAGTCTGAAAATCATAGCGACGTGCCATCAATCGAACATCCTTATTCAGCGAACGCAATTGATCCATCACCTTTATATCTTTACACCAGAAAAAACAGTCTCCAAGCATACCAAATCTTTGGACTAACTCAAACAGTATTTCAGGTTCTGCTTCTTTGATTTCGATGTACACTTCCAGCCAACCTTTTGCATGAACCAAAATATCTTCTAATCGAGGAACTGGTTCTCCAGCAAAAAAGGGATCAAACCAACTACCAGCATCTAGTTTACAGACATCAGCATAATTCATTTTTTTGATCTCACCACATCCATCGGTAGTCCGATTGACCGAACTGTCATGTAAAACAACAGGAACACCATCTTTGGTTTGCCGAACATCAATTTCAACAATGTTAAAACCTAGACAAATGGCTAGATCAATAGCAGAGAGAGTATTTTCTGGTGTAAAAATTTTAACACCACGATGACAAACAATTTTTGGGTGTGATTTTATTTTCATGTTTATGTGCCGTAAGGCGGATCTATATCTATTAAATCTAATATATCTTTATACTTATATTATAAATCTTACAATCAAATCTTTCTTCATTATAAATTTTTATGCGTTGATTAAAATGATCTAATGTATAGTTTTGATGAGCTTTCCATGAGAGATCATCAGCAATATCATAGAGAGTTGCTTTTTCTTTATTTTCAGATTTACGCAATCCCCTGCCTATCGACTGAAGATTTCTGATACGAGATTTAGAAGGACTAGCGAAAATAATGTTATGAAGATTCCTAATGTTGATGCCGGTACTGTATACCCCATAACTTGCCACGATGATGGCATCTCGTTCTTTTTCGACAATGGCTCGTATATTTTCTCTTGTCTCTGTGTCTGTTCCGCCGTATACAAAATAAGTTTGTCTATTCTGGACATCTGTTTTCTCCTTGATCATTTCATATAAAATACTTCCATGTTTTTTAACTAATCGAAATAAAAGAAGTGTATTTGTAGATAAGTCTAAAGCTAAATTGCGAATAAACTTATTTCTTTCTTCACAAGAAATTAAAAAATTTAATTCTTCTTGATATTTTGCTTTTTTTAAATTGTCACAAATTACATCTGGATATTTCAAAATAATAGCTTTAATAGAAAAAGGAGACAAATACTTTTTATCTATCAATTTCTTGGTAGTAGTCACTTGATGTACTTTTCCGAATAACCCCTCTAATACTAATTTATGTGTTTGTGTTCCATCTAATGTTCCAGTTGCACCAATTCGATATCTAGCATTAATACATTTGGTCATAATAGCGGTTAATGATTTTGACTTAAATCCATGAGCTTCATCCCCTATTACCAATTCATATTGTTTAAAATATTCCTCTCCTAGTTTATATATTGATTGCCAAGTTGAAATAATTACTTGTTTCTCTGATGATTTATCTCTTCCTGCAAAAACTATATGACAATGTTCTTCCACATCAAATCCATAATCTTGAAAATCTTTATACATCTGCGATACAAGAGAAGTAGTTGGAACAATAATTAAAGTTTTAACCTTTAAATATCTTACAATGATATAAATGATTAGAGATTTTCCAGATGCGGTTGGCGATAATAATAAGCATCTACGGCGTGATAGTGAATGATTAATTGCACTTAATTGATAATCACGCACTTGATAATTAAGATTTAAAGTAGAAATAAATTTTGAAGCTTCCACTTCATCTGGTTCAAATTCAGAAAGAAATTTTACAGGATAATTTCTACTTGTAGCAAACTTACAAAGATATTCTAGTAATCCAATGTAAAGCAATTTTGTAAATACATTATATAAGCGAATTTTACCATCCCAAATTTTTTGTCTAAAAGAAGGCATAAAGGTGTGTCCAGGAACAGTAAAAGTGAAATAATCACTAATTTCCTGTGCTATGCCTGGTTCACAATTAATTCTCATGTAAACTTCGTCTTTTTTTATTATTTCTATTCTATCAAGACGTTCCATGTGAAAACTTGAGCCAATCAAGTGCATTTTTGATTTGGAATCCTCTATTATTGAGTTGTTTAATAATGGAATCCAAGTAGTTAATTTTTTCTTGTTGAACCACGATGTTTTGTTTAATTTTGATGTAATCATCATCCGTCTCAATATAATTGCTTATTTCATTTTTAAGTAGTCTTCCTTGAAATTGCTCCAAACCCCTCTCTTTTAATTCATCTTCAGTCATTTCACCTTTGTAATAATTTGTTTTTGAGCGTACTAATTTAGATAACTCAAATTCCATGCCTTTAAGTCGGATTCTTTCATCTATGAATATTTTTAAATATTTGTCGTGAATAACGGGAATGCGAATTGATTCAGTTCCAAGATTAGAATAATCAATTTTACTATTTTTTTCCCATTCATCTTGAATGTCTTCAAGGGAAAATTGGTGTGTCATAATATTTTATCCTGAATAAACTGGTGCTCCTTCATATGTGGTGTCATTACTAAGTAAATTTTCATATTCATATTGTTCATAGGAAAATGTAACATCTGCAACAACATAATCAATGTCTCCTAATGAACTATCAAATTGAATACTAGAAAGGGAAATAGGAAATAGTTCCTTAAAGTTTATATTTACTTGAGGATTCATACTTCCTGTAAGAATAGTTAATGTCGCATCAGTTGTCAAGTCATCTGCATCTCTTGCTATTCTATATTTTTCCTGTGCTCTCTCATTTGGAATACCAATTGTTATAATCCAATCATAAATTTCTCTCCAATTTTTCATATTTTCATCTATGAGGAATCGAATAGAAAGTTCTTCAAATGTAACTTCATCTCCGCCTATAGGATAAGTTTTTAGAGGAGTAGCGTGAGGAATAGTACCAATTGAAATACCAGGAACATTAGCGGCTTGGCAAAAATATTGGACTAGGGGTCTGTTATTTAATAAAAATCTGAATCCAACTGGAGATAAAAGACTTAAATTTTCTGGAAGTGATTGTAATGCCGACATAAGATTTTCCTTTCTTATATTATTTAGTCAGCATAAAAAAGGGCGGACAAAAGCCCACCCTTTAAAATTATCTAACGAATCACGAATTACATCAAATTGTCAACTCTGACAATTCTGTAGTAGTAGTTATCATTAGCAGTTGTTACAACACCGTTACCAGTTGAGTTGGCAAAAGGATTGGAAACCATGCCATAGCGGGTCTTGAATCCAATTTTTGGTTGGAAACTATTTTCACCAACCGCACGCACCATTTGAAGTGGTATATACGGACAGTAGAAAATACCAGCATCATATGCTGAACTACCTTTGTATCCAACAACATAGAAATTAGTTGCAGAAGCATTAGCATATGGATCAATGAAAACTTTATAACGTCCGCCCAGAGTTCCAACAAAGGTGTTTCCGGTACTGTCAACATTTAAAGCACCACCTGAATCCAGCACTCCACCCATTGAAAGGGCAGAAGCTACATCAGGAGCACAAATAATGACGTTACCTTTTCCACGCCTTGTCTTCTCAGCTACTGCATTTGCATCGCGCTCAATCTGGAACAACAGACCTTTGAATTTCTCAACTGACCATCTACCGTTGGAATCAACGTCAAGGTCAAACACACCAGCTGTTGATGTATTATGCTGTGCACCGTGATTAGCTGAGAAGTAAATTGTTCTCATTACTTCACGATTGATTTCAGCCAACACTTCTTGCGAAATAATATTGGCTAGTTCTGTTTCAGCATCCAAACCATGAACGGCTTTAAGATCCTGAGCAAGTTCCATTGTGTACTCACCTTTTAACGCTCTGGATTTTGCAGTGACAGTAACTTTGTCAATTGCAAACGCCATTTCAGCGAATTCAGGGGAGTCACCCAGAGCTTCAGCTGTTGCCGTTGCTAAACCTTGAATTAAGGTTAAGGCGGGGGAACCACCTTGCGCACCGGTTACACCAGCTGTTCCTGAGTTAATGTGTGATCCAGAACTTGTAAAAGATGTATCTGTTTCATCTACAAGTGCTTCAGTACCACTTTGTGTCGAATATTTTGCTCTCAGAGCAAAAATTAGACCAGTGGGACCAGTCATTGGTTGTACACCACACACGTCATATGCGATAAGATTGGGCATTGAACGCCGAATCATTGAAATGAGGATGGGATCTTGATATGTCTGATAAGTAGAATCAGTAGAGTTTACAGGAACTGCTTCTTGTAACAATCCCTGAGTCGATCCACCTTCTTCTGCGAGAGCTTTCTCTTGGTTTTCCAAAAGAATAGCTGTAACAGCTTTCTTATACGGATCTTTGATCTCAGGCATATCAGGATGATCTAAAACTGGAGCCCATTTCTTTTGAAGTCCTTCAGCTAGGTACATTTTTATCTCCTAAAATTGTTTATTGTTAAAATTGTTAAAATATTATGTGTTTTGACCAAACCGGGCTAAAGCATCAACATAGTGGGTCATAGTAGGATCTTTTACTTTTTCATTTAATTCTTCTGAATTAGTAACTGGGTCCTCGTCACTTGTAGTTTCGGCTTTGGCTTCATTAGTCGGAAAATAATTTTCCTTTAAGACTCCAAGTTTTTCATTAAATTGCTCTTTGTCTTCATATTCAATTCCTTCAGCTAACTTAGAAAGTTTTTCCTTTTCTGTGTCAGCCAAATTATCTGAAACCTCTCTAATGGTTTCTTCTCTCTTATATTCAGAAAGTTCTTTTTTTAGATCTACACTCCTGTTGATTTCTTCGTCGAGTTTACCTTCGAGTTCTTCAACTTTTCCAAAAAGATCATCTACTAGATCAACTTTTTCTTCTGGAATGTCAATATAATGTTCTTGGAAAAGATTCCTGAGTCCTGTCATGAAATCTTCAACCAATTCTGATCGAATACCTCTTTCGACAGCTATCTCATTTTCTTTCATCCATTCTTCCACAACATAGTTCATATAACTATCAACTTTTTCAGTCAATTGAGTTGAATGTTCTTCTTTTGCTTCTTCAAGTTCTTGAGCATATTCTCCTTCTAGTATTTCAATCCTTGAATTTACTTCGCTCAAAATCTTAGTAGAAACAGCTGATTCGAAAATCGTTGCAGCTTTAGTTTTAAATTCATCAGAAAGAGATTTTTCTCCTTCCATTAATGCCTTAACATCTTTTTCAACATTAATTTCAAGATCTTCTTTCTTTATTTTTTTCTTACCAGCTTTTACAATACTTACTTTCAAAGCTTTCTTAGGAGCACCAGCTCCTGTTTCACCACCTAAATCTTCAACATCTTTCACTTCTTTGACCTCTTCTTCGTCATCATCATCATTGCTTTTACCTTTTTTCTTATCAATTGCTTTTTGTAGTGCGGGAGGTAATTTTCCTTCTTCTACTTCATCTTCATCATCATCTTCGTCTTCTTCATCGTCGTCTTGCTCAGCAAGTGTAGCTCCGATGATTGA